GAGAACCGCCCGGCCCTCTCCTAAAATCGGTGTCATCCCGCATTTGCGACGTGCGGGCCGAACAGTTAGGAGAAGAATTATGAGTGACAGACTCACGCTCGACACAGGAACCGGCGAACCGGTCCATGTGAAGCTTGCCGAGGGACAGGATCGAGCGAGCCTTGAGGAGGATCTGATGGAAGCGGCCAGGAACGGTACGGTCGTTACCGTCAAAGGATCCGTCAAGGGCACCAGCTCGGACACCATCCACATCAACCCGTCCAACGCGCTGTGGTGGGCGATCGACGACGCCCCCAAACAGAGCGTTGGACGCATTTACTGACATCGCCATCTCGTGGTCAAGCTGCGCATCGATACGCGGCTTGACCGCTTTCATGTCGTGTTCCGGGAACAACAGAAGATACGCCGCGACACCGTCGCCATCCTCGTAGCGGAATAACTTGACGCATTCCTCGTCAGGAATCTCGATGCTGAGGTTTCCCATCACGCGCCTCCTTTGCGTGTGTGATGCCGGGCGGCGTTAGGAGAACCGCCCGGCCCTCTCCTAAAATCGGTGTCATCCCGCATTTGCGACGTGCGGGCCGAACAGTTAGGAGAAGAACTATGGATTGGATCAGTTATGGTTTGGAAGGCTTGACCGCGTTGTTTACCGGAGGAGCTATGGCTTGGAACTTCGCATATCGAAGTAGGCCGAAGTGGCAGCCCTATGTGGTCGAATGCGGATACGGAAATCCTCCGTGCCTTCTGGTCAAGATCGTCAATGTGGGCAACGGAGCCGCCACCGACGTGCATGCAACGGCCACCCACAGTCCCGAAACCCCTTATGGATCACGGCGGAAAGGCTTCAACTCTCTTGTCGCCACTGGCGGCTGCGTGTACGCGCGAATCAAGGTGAAGGAATCGGAGACCGAGGAAAATGGCCATAAGTACCTGCATTACACACCTCCCGAAGGCGCTTCGGTGACGATCACCTGGCGGCAGCAGCCGTTCATCGGCCACGGGAAAACAAAGACCTGGCCCTTGTCCAAAATTCCCCACGATTTCTCGCAAGGGAACTAAGTTCGATCTGCGTCTGGGCTGAACGAATCGCACAGAGAATGTCATGAAGCACCTTGACCACGGTCAGAAGTTTCAAGAGAATCGCGCAAAGCAACACGACCACGCACAGCAGCTGACCCGATAGGCACGCGAATTGACTGACGCTCATCACGCACCCGCTTCCAACGACGGCTGAGCGCGACCCCAGTACCGGTCGATGAAATAGCGCTGCCCCTTGCCCGTGACCTTCGGAGTGCGGCTGACCGTGGTGTGCCCGTCCGCATGGGTGACGGTGGTCTCCTTGATGCGGAACAGGCCGAGATCCATCGCACGCTGTGTCGGCACGTTGCGATTCGAACCGGACTTGCCGAGATACCCGTCAGCCTGAAGAAGACGGAACAGTCTGTTCTGGCCGATGTCCATCCCGTTCTGCCGGAGCATCTTCGCGAGCTCGCCGACCAGGCACGTGCCATCGGACGCGGCCACGGCGTCCGCGAACCGCGCTTTCGGCTCCAGTTCCACGATGCGCGTCTGCTGTTCGGCGATCTTCCGCTTCTGCGCTTCCATGGTGCGTTGGCCGATCATCACGGCCTTCGCGAGGATGGTCATGTCATCATCCGCGTCTGTGGTGGGGATATAACCGCCGGTTTTGCGGATCTGCGGCAGCACCTCATGCGTCACCCAACGCTGGAACTCCTTCGCCTCCGGCTTCCGCGAGCGCATAACCAATTTGTACAGGCCCGGCTCGCTGATGATGAGGGGGACGCGACCGCCGTTGGAGCCAACCTGCCAATTTGGCAGGTTCGTCGCTTCGGTCACTTCATCCTCGTCAAGGTCTCTGCGCAGGTGTTCCGTTCCAAGTTCGAGGATGTCGCATACGTCCTTGGCGACGAACCAAGGCTCCCCCGCCTCATCGGTCAAGGTGCGCAATAATGCACCCTTGAAATCGAACTTCTGGATTTCATTGTTCATTGGATTCTCCTTAGAATCGTTTTCATGACTGATTGGTTTTCACAGCACGGCATCGAATTCGCCGCATTCGTTCTCACACTGGTCGTGACGGTCGTTGGATGGGTCGTCGAACACAAGAGTTCGAAGGAGCAGAACCGCGAGCGCGAGGATGACATCAGGCTCCTGCGTAAGCAATTGGACAGTCTTCAGAGACAAGCGGCCACTCTGGAGGAGCAGACCGCCATGCAGCGTGCCGATCACGACAGGCCGCCGTTCTCCGACGCGGAATGTATTCGCGGATCGATACGCCGCATCCGCATCGAAGGATCACGCAACGTGCATGTGGAGTCAGTCACGCCTCCGACGGATACCTATATGTTTCATTTGAACACGCATCTGCCTGACGATTTCGCGCCAACCGAGACCATTGAATACGTCATCAGTGGTCCAGGTCCCGTTGAACTGTTTTGGCGGTGGGCCGACAAGCCAAACATGTCTTTGAGAAGGCTTCGAAGGGTCTCGTACAAGCCTGCATGATGTCCCTTTCGCGCGAGATGCCATCCCGTATCAACGCCAGCGAGATAAGTCCACGCACCACCGAAGCTGCATGGGCCGTAGCTTGATCCGTCGGTGACCACATCGAAATAGTCGCCCTGCTTCACGTCGTCAATCCAATATTCGGATGGAAGCACATCAAGGCATGGCCCTCCGTCCGCTTCGATGGCACGGCATTTCCAGATGAGACGCTTGAAATCGCCCACCTGACCGGGTTCCTTAGGAAGGCTCTTATCCATCCCCGTGCAACCGTTGCCGAAGTCGACCCGTTCAAGCGGTTCACCTGGAATCCATTCGTGGACATCGGATCTCTTCATCTTCCTCATTTCGGATTCTCCTTTCGATTCATGCTTTGGCGAGCGCTGCTCACGGCTTGATCTGTTTGATGCCGTCGATTGGTTGCAGGAGCTTGATCATGAGCTGGTAGAGGCTCATGCCGAGCATCATCGCCGTCTTTTCGAGTTGCTCGGTGGTGAATGAACCCTCACCTTGCAATCGCTTGCTGATATGTTGCTCACTCACACCAAGCTCCTTTGCGAGCGCGGCCTGTGTCTTGCGATGCCGTGCGAGCTCGCCGCTGAGATTCCTTGCGATGGTTTCCGTCTCACTCATCTGTCTTGCCGCTCCTTTCTTTGTTCATTGCCTTGCGGTAATTCTTAATCTACCTATTTAGGTGATTTTATTCGTCTACCTATATAGGCTCTTTACAAAATCTACTTATTTAGATAAACTTCGAGCATGGCAAGAGGACCGAAAAACGAAGTCACCGAAGACAGCAAGAGAATCATCAACATATGCCGTCAGCTGTTGAAAAACAGCGATATATCAATCGACGAATTCTTTGATTCCAGTGGATTAAGCAATAACTACTGGTACAAACGCATGCGCTATGAGGCGCCGTTGAATACGTCAGATGTGGAGCACATCGCCTCCACATTCGGGCTCACCAGCCTCGACATCTACACACGAGCACTCGGCAGCGAGGCCGCCCGCGCCTACGAAGCCCGCGAGCGCCAAAACCAGATCACCGACGATCTGGTCGAACCGAGATTCGAGGACCTGCCACCTCAGGAGCTTGCTGCCAGCAGGGACAGGAACCGTGACATGGAGTCCGAGACTCCGGACGAGTGACGGTCTATAGAGTTGGGTGAACCGAAAGGAAAGGAATCAAAGTCATGAGCGAGGAATTCGACCCTGATAACAGAGGGCAGGTGATCCTCTACCGCGCCAATGGGGTGAACGTGCCGGTCGAGGTCACGTACTGGCGGCGGACGTTCTGGATGCCGCAGAAGAACATCGCGCGACTATTCGGCGTGAACGTGCCCGCGGTATCCAAACATCTGGCGAACATCTACGCTGAAGGCGAGTTGGCCGAATCGGCAACTATGTCGGAAATGGAAATAGTTCGAAACGAAGGCGGCAGAACGGTTCGCCGCACCATCCGCTTCTACAGCCTGGACGCGATCATCGCCGTCGGATACAGGGTCAGCAGCCCGCAGGCCACGGCCTTCCGCCAATGGGCGACCAGCGTGCTGCACGAATACATGATCAAGGGCTTCGCTCTCAACGACGACATGCTCAAGAACGGCAACACGTTCGGCGAGGACTACTTCAAGGAGCTCCTCGCCCGAGTACGGGAGATCCGCACCAGCGAGAAACGCCTCTACCAGCAGGTGCTCGCCATATTCCAGGAGATCTGCACCGACTACGACAAGGACAGCGGCATCGCGCGCGAGTTCTACCAGAACATGCAGAACAGGTTCCACTACGCCGCCCACGGGCACACCGCGCCGGAGATCATCACCCAACGCGTCGACGCCACGAAACCGCACATGGGACTGACCACATGGCATGGCTCCCCCAACGGGCGAATCCACAAATCCGATGTGACCGTCGCCAAGAACTACCTGGACGAGAACGAGCTGACGCGGCTCAACCGTCTCACCAGCGGCTTCCTCGACATGATCGAGAACAGGGTCGCGGCGCGACTGACCACCACCATGCCGGAATTCATCCAACTCGTAAGCCAATACATCCAGCTTTCGGGAGGCGCGACGCTCACCGGCAAAGGCACCGTGACCCGCAAGCAGGCGGACAGGAAGGCCGCCGAGGAATATGCGAAGTTCAACGCGGCGCAACCATACGACTTCGAGGAATTCGCCAAGGGCATCGACGGAGGCCGCCACGACGGAATCGGCAGATGAGACAGCCGGCGAGGAGGCAAGTCCGGCCCCAGGGGCAAAGGAATTCTCGACCCGAAGTCTTACTCCCATTCGGGAACCCAGCCGTCATCCACATAGGACGGCCCTGCGCACAACAGCCTACGCCATGCAAAAGGGGTCACGGCAAACGGGTAGTCTGAGCATCGGCAGTACCCAGCACGCGAGCGCCTTCGGCGCGGCGAACCAGGCTGGGTCGTTTCATATCACCGGCGGATGCAGCCTGGATTCCTTCCTCGACCGTGCAGGGAGGGAGCATATCCGCGTCATCGAGCAGCCGCTGCCGAATGGGCTGTGCGGCGCATGGCATGAGGCGAGCCGCACGATATTCCTCCACGACAGGCTCAACCAGCGCCAGCGCCGCTGCACATTGTGCCACGAACTCATACACGCCAGACACCACGACCCCGGATGCGGCAGCCAATACGGAATCAAATGCGAGCGCCGTTGCCGTAGGGAGACGGCGCTGGCGTTGATCAGTCCGGTGGATTACGGCATGGCCGAGAAGATCTACGACGGTGATGCGTGGATGATGGCCGTGGAATTGGGTGTCACCATCCAGGTGTTGGAGGATTACCGGCAGCTGCTGTACGATTCCGGCGTGTGCGTGCAGTAGAGAAAGGCCCCGGCGTCCGCATGTCCGCGAGCGCCGGTGGCTAGATTCTAAACGTCTAGCAAGTCTGCTTGCATTAAGCTTTATCCCTATAGTTTCAACGTCTTCTCGTTATTGTTTTCAGATTCTAAACGTTTTTATAGTTTAGATTCTAAACAATGTGTTATAGTCATAAGTATGAACGATTCCGACTTTAATCCTCGTAAACGGCACGTGGTCTTCCAGAAGCTGAACATCACCCCATCCTCAATGCCGATCATCTCGCTCATCGCGTCCATCAAGAACGTCAGGGCAAACGGTCTCGACCTGTCACCCGACTACCAGCGAGGATACATCTGGTCGAACGAATACAAGGATCAGCTCATCCTCAGCATCATACTGAACTACCCAATCGGCAACATCGTCATCAACAACCTCGACCAGCCGAACCAACGCAACGCCAGACAGGAATTAGTTGACGGCAAGCAGCGCCTCACCACCATCTTCCGCTTCATGGAGGTAGGCAACGTCGGGCAATGGCTCGACAGCTACGATGACTGGTTCCAGCTCAGCAAAAAGACCTCGGACCAGGCCAAGGAAATCATCAACCGCATCGTCGGAGACTCCGACCCTGACGGGCTCGCCCGCATGCACAGGGCGAAGCGTCTGGCGTTCTCCGACCTGCCGAGCAGCATCCAGATGAACTTCAACACGTACAACATCCCCGTGTACACGATGCAGGCCGCGGACCCTGCGCAGATCCGCAACTATTTCAAGGTTCTGCAGAACCAGGAGAAGCTGCGCGCCGGGGAGATCATCAACGCGCTTCCCGACAACCCGATGAGCATGTACTTCGACCGGATACCGGCAGAGGCGTTTCTCACAAGGACGGGATGCTCGAACTTCAAACGCGCGGAACTGGAGAAAGTCTACTATTCCGTTCTCGGAACATGGTTCGATAAAATCCAGATCAACGCCAGCGACAAAACCGTGATCTCCTTCGTGGAGAACATGCCGGACCTCACCGAAACGCAGATTAAACATATCAACAATCTGAACTCCGGCATCATCGCGATCTCCCGGTTGCCAGGCGCGGTACAGAAGATTCGGTCGTCCAAGCGTATGCTCAAACTCGTCTTTGGATTGGCACTGCACGCACCTGGCTATTTCTCTACAACGGACGCGTTCTCCAGACTGCAATCCGTCTGCGAGTTGTCGTCGAAGCTTGCCGCGTTCAACACCAGCGACTCCGACCAAGTGGCATTCTCTAAATATTTTGGAGACGAATACACCCTGGATAAAGAGAACTTCGAGAAACGGAAGGCATGCGTGTATCGAGCGCTATTCTGGAGCACGTCGCGCGTCTCCTCACGCACCGCATACGTAGACGCGATGGAAATCCTACGACGCATGTTCACCGAATCATTCGACTCCGCATTCGAATATTACACGGCGCACAACATAGCCAAATGAACCCAAGACCCCGGCGCCCGCATACCGCGAGCGCCGGGGTCTTCTGTCTCATTCATGAAGTGAACGTCGCGCGTTTTGTCGGTCTTCTTTCCCCGGTTCGCGTTCGGTGCTTTTTTCCTTGTCTCGGCTGCTTCTTGACGCGATCGGCTCGAACAGGTTGGCGATTATGGTCGCCACTGGAACCGCCAGGAAACCAAACGACCATGGACTCGACGTGGCCAAGAACGATATGAAGCTCATCAGCAATGCGACCGCGAACAAACCTGCGCTGACCCACATGCCTTTGCGGCTCTGATCTATCTCCGCCTTGACGAGCTGGTTCTGCCGGTTTGATTCGTCGACCGTGAAGGCGTCGTTCCATCTGCACATACGTTCCTGGACGTCAGCCGGATACTTGTTGAAATCGCTGGGCCGCGGGAGCATGCCTGAGTAGGATTCCGAGATTCCGGATTGCACCAGCATGGATATGGCGCGGACCAGCTCCTCGTCGTTCGGCTGCGTTATCTCGCCTTGTCTTTCTCCACTCTCATCCGGCTGATCGCCGACGTCACGAGACGGCTTCTCGTCTGCCGGGACAGGTTCGCCTGCGCGTTCCTCATCGACTCCATGCGACGGTTCTCCAGCTGATGCGTCCCGCTCAGTCCTGGAATCGTCATCATTCTCATCATCGTCTTCATGCTCATCGTCCACGGCACCTCCTCGCTTCAGTCTTCAATCTACCGGCGAGCGCGGGGTGTGTCAATACTCTTTCGTGTTGCGGAAAAGCCGTCGCCGTCCGTCACTGGCCGTCGCGGAGGTCTGGTATGGCCGGTTCTGGCGGCTCT